GGTAAAAGAAACTACCTTCATCAGAGAAGTCTTTGGTTATATCATGCTCAGAATCAAGATGAGTATAAGTATGTTTCAATTGAAGATGAGATAAAGCCGGTATATGAGTAAGATCGTTAACAGAGATCCCTAATTTGCGAACAAAACGTTGCATGTCAAGCGTTTGACCATTTCCCTGCGAAATATATTGTTGAAGCTCTTTTTGCGGATCTGCATGTACATCCATAGCCTCACGGATAATACGCCGATAAACAAAGACCAAGAATTCATAAGCATATAAATTAGTACCCATAGTATCGTACATATGACCAAGAAGCGATAAAATAATATCTAACAGAGTTCTTTCACTTCCACATCCATAAGCAACTTTAACAATATTTTTATGAGCCGGACGAAACGGAAGAACTTCAGGTAAATCTTGATGAACATCAGATTGAATTTGATCTTTCCTAATAAAGTAACGCTGGAGAAAACTAACACCAGATACTGCTAGCTCTCCAAATGGACCGATAGTAGAAAAGAATGGTACATCATTTTGAATATCTCGTATAAACAATCCTTGCTTTTTACAAAAATGAGAAAAAGCCGTTTCCCCGAGTACGTCGATAAGAGGTCTAGGTACAGAGATAACATGATCATCACCATACACAATAATAGCAATAAGACCTGCAGCCAATGCTTTACGAACAGCAACACGATTAGGACCATCAAGGGAACTGGCTACAAGCATATAATAACAAAGAGAAACAATCCACGAATCGCCATGAGAAGTATCATAATGTCCAGATGGCATAACTCCATCCATAACGACCCACTTACCGGCAACAAGATGAACAATCTTAACAGCAAGTGACTCAGCAGTATATTTATGAAGAGCCATAAAAAAAGGATCATATTCCTTCATATAACGAAGAGATTCAGAAGAATAAATTTGTAGGAATTGACGCTTAATATGCTTATCGATTTTAGTAAAATCTCCCATTCCAAAACACTGATCAGGAGAATCATACTTCAACAACTTTGCAACATATAAAGCACCACCATTCCACCACTTCATTCCAATACGAATAACTTTACCTCGCTCAAAACCATGGCGTAATATAGAAGTAAGAGATGCTACAGTATTAGTAAATGTATGAACTATAAAAAAATGTCGCATTTTCAATCGCATCTTTTCTCTCTGAGCCTTAGTAGAACACTCCCAATCGTTATATATATCTTGTTTTCCTATAACATTACAAGCATCACGCGATGGAAGCTCATGTGTTTCCGAATGATATGCCCTTACAATAATACCTTGACACATCTCAGTATACTCATGCTTAGTACCAGTTCTGCCCATAGTATACTTAATCCCATAACACTGATAGGATTGAGGCTGAACCATATTGATACCACTAGATGACTTACCTTTTACACGAACTTTAGTATGGTAATCATTGGGATCAAACACGAATCTGTATTTACGAAAATACTTCTTTACATCCATAGCATCATACATAAGACTTAGCCCTGACGAGAGATACCTCTTCCAAGTGGGCAAGCCGTTTTCCTCAAGACGATGAGTAGGATGATTAAACTCCTCATTTAACTTGTAGAGCTTATCATTATCATACAAATTAGCACGGCTAGAAATCGTACGAGGATAACCCTCTTCATTAACTCCAAAGGCCATATTATAAGTTGAGAATCTATTAAGAATTTTCCCAACTAATGACTCTGATGGATCAGATACGAGAGCATCCCTAAATACAACATTGGGAAACATGATAGTATCCCAACTACGATACGCTGAACGAAGGCACTCAAAACTAGGCGGTAATTCGTAGCATGATGGGATCGGCATATTACGTAATGGAGGATACGGTAGTACTATTTGATTATGAGCTGTGGACATTTTAATCTGAATAATATTCTGTTGAATAGGATTAACTTTCTTTCGACGTCTATACTGACCATTAATATATATGTAATTACCTTCTAGAAATATAACCATTCTATAGAACATATCTTCGTCTGAGTAGTAAACATTATTAACAAATCGTTTGATTATTACAGTTCCCTTAACAATCTTAAACCCGTGAAGGGATACGTTAAGGTCACATGCACACGCGTTTGTAATATGATGTTCACAGAAAGTAGCTTTAATACGTTTTTCACAATAATTATTGTTAAATAAATATTTAAACATAACTGACATAACTTTTCGTTGGAGTAATCCAACAATAATATATCGAAGTGCTGGTGTCTTATAAATATCCGTTGTGCGTAAACTGAGTTAACCACACAACTAAT